CGCGAAGGGATCTCAGGGATTCGTACGCTGTCTGAAAGTGTTGCAGCCTGTGGAAAAACCTGTGGAAAACTCGTGCATGCCCCCGCTTCGCTCCAACTTATTCTCTACCCACCCACCGTTCTTTTTTTTCTATGCACATTCGCATTCCCACAGGTGATGCAAGACCCGTCAGAAAAATATTTTCCCTATTTTGGGTATATAGGGGTTATTTTTACGAAAAATCGTACACTATCAACAAAAAGTGTAGACGCTGCAAGGAGTTTGCCCAAGTTTTTAGACAAAATAGCCGGGGATTCTACCCCGGCTTTACGTAGATTTAGTTATTTACTAAAAAATTAAAAATTAAAAATTAAAATCAGGGTTAGGAATTTTGGAATTCTGGTTTTTAAAGTTGCTTGCCGCCATAAATGCGCTTTTATACTTATCGGAATCTGGTACTTGCCGTGCTAATTCCCGCAATGCACCCGAAGAAAACGTTTTTACCGTAACAGGATCAGCACCTGCCTTCTCTAAATCCGCCGTTTTACTTGCAATGGCACGCATTGCTACGGCACGTTGCATTCTGTCTACCGGATCCATTGATTTCTTGGTACTTTTCTTGTATATAGTCTAACGTACGTTGTTATTTCTTGAATTTTGCACCTTAAAATACAGATATCATAGAAATATCAGACGATAGGACTCACATGGCGGAATATTACGGCGAATCACGGAATGAAGGTCCTAATCTCTTGGGAATGGCCGGTCTTCTTGGCTTAGGTGCTCTTGCTGGAGCTGGTGGCTACTACGCATTACGTAACCTCAAGGGAAAAGGTGCGGCGGCAGAAGCATTAACACGTGCTGCACGCAATGAACGCCCCCGTGGTGTGCAAATGGGTGACCTTAGTTCCCGCGTTACCGGTGACACTGGTTATGACCCACGCATTACTGGAAATACCCAACTTCCGAACCGTCGTCCTACCCGTGTTACGGGCGACATGGGTGCACCTGTCAACCCACGGCCTGTAGCACCGCATGCACCAGAACAATATTCGAATGTTCCACCAAGCGTGGCGCCAACTGTACCCACAAGTACCTTAGTTGATCGCCGCGTACAAGCTAATTATGCAGACATTGCACGTGAATTAGGTAACTACCCAGGTGAAACCTGGACGCCACCTTTAGATCCACGTGTTAACTACGGAGATATTACAGTTGCCCGTGGTGAAACTGTTCCAAGTGCTGAAACAAAAGCACGTGCGTATGCCAACGCTGCTGCCAAAGCAGTGTCTGAGTTACCAAGGGTAACTAGGCCACAGAGCGGCATTAATGAGAGCATGTTGATCACTGATCCCAATACTGGGGAAATTTACCGTAGAGGTGGGGGTGGTTCTTATTTTGCTAGTAAAGCTCCTGCAGAAACTGGTAATTTGTTAACAGATCTGCCCGAGGTTGTTTCCGCACCAAAAGAAAGAATGGTACGTCGTCAAGGACGTATGGTGCCACTTTCATCTTTACAAAAAAATCAACCTGCTATTCCAACTGGAACCGTTGATCTCAACGTTTTAGAAACTCAACCTCCTGCTCCTGTTCAAGTAACAACCCGTGCTCAGCCACAGGGTAAATTCCTTGACTTCCACAAAGGTTTGGGTAATCAAGGTTATGTATTGACAGGAAATCCATATGATAATGAACTTATGCTTATGGACGATAACGGAAGAGAGTTTTATCTCAAGAATCCGCTTTCGTCGCATCCAAAAGAATCAATTCGTCAAGCCGCTTTAGAAGACGAACAGATTGGAAGGCAAGTTCTTGCAAGCACTGGGTTTACCCTGGAGCAAGCAGAAGAAGCACGCTTTGAACAATTCCAACGTGCTTTTGGCGGTAATCCTGCAGTACAAAACCAAGCAACAGACGCAGTTGAATCTGGTGCTGCACAACAAGAAGGTCGTGTTTGGCAACAACTCTCACGTAACGAAGACCTGGATAAAAATCAAATTGCTCAATTAAATGCACAAGCAGATGCAGACTATAAAGCAATGTTGGGATCTAATCCCAGTGAATGGTCTGGTGTTGAAGGTGACGTAGCAATTAACACAGTTGCCAAAGTATTACCTGATGGTCTACCCATTGATCAGGCTGAAGGTATTGGCTACGACCTCCGCACTGGAGAACGCTTTAAATTTGGAGGCGCACGCCCTGCACGTACGGGCCTTGTTCCTGGCGGCACTATCGAACTACAAACAACCCCTGGCGCAGACCTAGGACAGAGTTCGGCAGCGCGTTTTCTCCAGCAACGACGCGAGAAGATGATGGTAGACGCAGGTACTCCCGGACGCTTAGAAACCCAATTAGCCGAAGTGTTTGGTCCTGAAGCATGGCGAGAAGATCCTAAAGCTACAAGACGTCGCAACGCACTTAAACTTGGCGCAGCAGGTAACGAGCAGTTCTTCGAAAACTTAAACGAAGGTACCGTTACGATTGCCGGAGAACAATTCCCTGTATCTTCTTTGAAAGAAGGTGTGTACATGGAAGATACTGCACAAAACTTAGCAAACAAAGTTGAAGGCTACAAAGACTGGCTTGGTAATATTCGTTTACAAGAAACACGTAATCAAATAGGTTTAGCTACTGAGCTTGACAACTTAGTTGCACGTGATGCAGCTTTACAAGCTGATGTTGCCGACCTAGGCGAACAACGTAGGTCTTTCTCTAGTCCGCAAGAACGTGACGCCTACTTAACGGCAAGTCGTGGACGTGAAGTTGCTTTAGATCTTCAGGATGAACTTGACGCACGTATTAACGAAACGTTGCGTAATTACGAGATGAGTGAGCGTCGACTCGCTGGTGCAGAGAAAGCAACCGCACGTAACATCCGAAGGGCTGCCGTTCCTCAGAAACTGATGGGTGGCGTTGAAGAAGGTATTGTCGTTCGCCCTGTTCTCACGGCACCTGACAATATGGTCGTTGAAGAAGGTGAGCTTTCTAATATTGAGCGTGGACGTCCGGTTGGTAATTACATTTCACAAGAGCAACTCGAAGTTGTACCAGGTGGTCTTCTCTCTGGTGGACGCGCTAAGTCGCTTGTGAATATTGGTGGTGATCTTGGTATTGACCCGGATACAGGTGAACGTATTCTCCTTCCCAATGTCAATGTTGATACAGGTGAAACACTTGTTCAAAAACTAGCTGGTAAGCGGATGGGGGCAGATGTAAACGTACGTGGACGTGGTGGTGTTGCCGGACTAGATACCAGGGCATCTATTGGTATCTATGGGCCTGAACTTGCCGAGTATGGTACTGCTGCAATGTCCAAACAAGGCGAGTATACAGAAGCAGCTAACCGTCCACCAACTGCTACCGAATCTGCTTTACCTGTGCATCGTGTACGTAAAGTTGAAGTTGATGAACAAGGTGAGCCAGTTACCAAGTTCTTTACTTATCCAAGTTCATACGAAGATCCACAAGCCTATAAGTACACACAAGAACCGACACAACAAGCACGGGAGTCTATTGATATGAGCCGTGCCGTCCAAGGTGTGTATGCCAAATACCCACGAGATGTTGCTGATGCTATGACCGGAGTAGCATTAAATGAACTGGCACGTAGAGCCAATAAACAACTACCTTCTTCTGCACGTACTTCTGGACCATCAACTCTGTTATCTAATCGTCCAGTAGCACCAACACCGGAACCAACCGTACGCAACTTGGAACCGACACAGCTTGCTTTCCCTTCTAACGTTGTTCCGTCTATTGCACGTGCACGTACTACCGAAGCAGATGTCTACGCAACTAACCTTGCAAATTACATGACTAGAATGCAACGAGAGCGTGCAATGCCTACAAGTTCTCCTGTAGTCATTCAGCCTAATATCCTGGCAACCGAAGAATATCAGTTGCCACTGGCTTTATCGGCAGGTCAACCAACACCTCAAATGCAAGGCCCAGTACGTGCTGAACCGCAGTTTAGGAATGTTGGTCCAAATCGTTTAAACGCAGAAGTTTATCAACCAGGCTTTTTCCCTGAGCCTGAAAGGGAAAATGTTGCCGGACCCATTACCAATTTGACTATCAAACAAATCAATCTGCGGAATCGTTTAAATCCCAATCAACCACGTCTGGGGCTTATGGGATACTGATCTTAGCACTTTTACGGCAATTATCTGAAGGAGTTTAATCATGGCTGACAAAAAGAAGAAAGACAAAAACTGGATTGACAAGGCTGAAATTAAAAAAGGTGCGTTTACCAAGAAAGCAAAGAGCAGAGGAATTACCACTGCTCAGCTCCAAGAAAACGTACTTGCCAATCCAGAGGATTATGATAAGTCCACCGTTAAACAAGCAAACTTACGAAAGACTTTAGTATCATTGAAAAAGAAAAAGTATCGTAAAGCTGAGGAAGATTAATGGCACGGGATGCACGTCTTGCTGGGCATGGAAGCGACTACTTTTCCAAAAATGAACCCCAACGTTACATTAACTTTACAAAAGATATCTTTGAGAAAAAGAAAAATCTAAGCTACGCAGATCTTTTTACCATTCCTGCTGATAGTTTTGAGACACCATTTTCTCCCGGACGCTTTACTGAAACTGACATTAGGAAAAGCATTTCAGCACGAAAGCAACGATTAAATCCAGGCCTTGGTTTTGTTGAATTTAAACAAGACGAAGAAGGCCGTGTAATTCCCAATGAAGTGTTTGCTGGTATCGGCAGGCCTTTTAATCGCCAACGCGATTACGATTTCAATACAGGCCGCCCCAATACCAAACAAACTCCAGAAGATCAACCTGATTACAATCCAATGTGGAAAGAAATGTATGCGTTAAGTCCTACTGTAGAGGAACGTAGCGAGAACCCAATGCCATCATTTGCAAATCCTGATCCCAAAGGACGACTGATGGCACAAGCAGAAACTAAAGCAAAGAACGAAGTGGAAGATAACAAATCAGTTGCACAACTCCTTGCAAACAAAAAGGAAGACAAAGATGAAAAAGAGTCCAAGGCCTAACGCTTTATAATAAAAGAAAACTATATTCCAATGGCCAAGGGAAAGCTATTCCAAGGATTGCTCGAAGCGCTTCGCCCAGGCTTAGCAAGCGGAGGTATTAGTGCGGGTCTTAGTTTAGCGACGGGTGATTCATTGCCAGCGGCTTTGCTTTACGGTGCTGCTGACGTATTGGGATCAGCGGGTGCAGTAGCTGGAGTACGCGCACTTAAACCTGGTAGGAATGTAGAAATCAAAGACTTAAAAACCGGCGAAGTAACTAAACAATATCAAGGCAGTGGGTGGGAGACTCCAGCCAATGTTGTGGGCGCTATTGGTGCAGGTAATTTAGTTAGCGCAGCCCTTGGCCGTCCATCTTTATTTAATGGTTTTCAACCAACCGGCCAGGGCGCACAACAGCAAACACAACAAAGCACTGATCTAAATAATACTGATCTAACTAAGATGACGGGCGAGGAGTTAGCCCAGTTATCTGATGAACAAATTCTTACAATTCTTCAACAAAACAAACAACGTGAGATCATTAACCATGCAAATGATTTAGCAGGTCGTTATGCCCCTGGCACTATGTTCCAATCGTATGGTTTACCTAATAGCCAGTCAATGCGTGATGAGATGTTTAACACACGAGTTAACGCTAACCTTGGCGACATTCAACAAATGATGGGGAGCATAGCCGGTGTCTAATCCAAATCGGTTTCAGCAACTACTATCAAATACTTCTCAAGCATTAAAAGAAGGTGCACGCAAGAGCGAAAAAGCTACACGTATTGCGGAAGAAGTTTATCCAAGTGTATTAAATGTTGCAGGTAAATACAACAAGGCATTACGTGCGCAAGGTGTCAGCTTAAGAGAAACACCAATCCAAGCCATTGGAGCTTTCGGTACACGCTTAGCGACGGACTTAACAAATGACGGAACTAGAGGTGTGTATTGGCGGTATAACCATCCATTAGCAGTATTAGATGCTGGTATTGAGAATACGATGAAAGCAGTCGTTGGCAAAGATGCGTACCGCGATTTAGGTAAAACAAAAACCGGGTTGATGGCTGCAAGTATTGCGATTCCAACCACAATTATGAGTGGTGCTTTTAATATTCTTAACCCAGGCCAAGCCTTCCGTGCCACTGGGTACGCACAAACGTATTCACCTGAAGGTGCAGATGACCGCAGAGAAACAGAACAACCAGTCCAAGAATTGTTTGATCGTTTCTTCCTTGGCCGTCAAGGTGCACCTTTAAAATATGAAACTGCAAAAGCAGAGATTCCAAGCTTAACACCAGAGCGTTATGCAAACTTCATGCAGAATTACTACCAAGATAGCGGCTTCATGGGACTCTTAAAAGTAACTCCTGAAAACTTAGAAGGAATTCCAGAAGCGCGCATGCTTGGCTATCCAGTTAACATTGCAACAGCAACAACTGCTCTTGGTGGTCTTGCTGGATTAGCTGCAGGTATTCGCAACACACCGTCTAAACAAGTACCAGGTAAAGGATATCGTTCACATACAACTGAAACGGTACGCAGTGGATTAACACGCCGTGGTTTGATCGGTGGAGCAACAGGTGCACTTGCTGGTGCTGCAGTAGGCGCGGCAGTTAACGCTGCTATTGCACAAGCCAATCGTCCTAAGTTACCAACAGTCACTGAATATTCAGAAGAAATGCAATGATAGAATTAGCTGATAACAGATAGTCGTAAACATGGCACAAATAACAGGTAGTGGCGGAGACTACAACGAGAATTATTCGCGTCGCGGTAACGCCTCTCGTTATAATCAACAGAATTCTCAAAACTTCCTTTCGGAGAAACTTGCTGAAATCATGGCAGCTCTTGGAGGGGCTGGACAGCAAGTAGCAGGTTTGTTCCAAGGTGGCGCGCCTAATACGACTGCAAATAATATTTTGATCACCGGTGATACTCCTAACGACCCACGTATTACAGGTACAACTGAAGATTCACGTATTACTCAATCAGGTGGCCGTACTACTGGTGTTGATGTACGTCGTCCTATTACAGGTGCCCAAGTAGAGATGGGTGCAGAAACACGTCGTGGCGGTGGACAAAGTTCCATTCCTCCAATGGGTGCACGTGGAGCAGGTGACGGTGGCGGCGGTAGGAATATCACTCCACCCACTCCACCCACTCCTCCTGGCGGTGGTGGCGGAGCAGGTGCCCGTGGTGGTGGTGGTACACCTAATGTTAATCCTGGTGCTTTAGTTGATCGCAATAACTTATTTGGTGGCGCTTTCAGCGGCGAAAATGTTGCTCGTAATATTGGTCGTTTAGGCTACTTAGCACCTGCACTTGGTGCCTTCCAAGATTACACTGAAGGCCAATCCGCACAAGCAGTTTTATCAGGAGCAGGAGCAGGCTTAGGTGCTACTTATTTAACACGTGCAGCAGGACGTGCTTTAGGTGGTGGCAAAGGCGCCGCTCTTCAGTTAGCAGCTCCATTACTTGGCATTGGTGCGCAAGAGTTAGTTGGTAAGACAGTACAAAAACAACGTCAACGGGAAACCGGTGAAGGCGATCCTAATGCACTGTCTACCCAATTAGGTCGCATTGAACAACTGCAGAAAGTAGGCCTTGAAGGCAATGTTGCATTGATGAATGCAGCCAACTCCGGTGCTAAAGACATGTTGGCCCATGCTTTGGAACAAGAGCGCACTCACATGCAAGCGATGTTCCCGATGTTGGAACAACAACGTAATAATGATGTTGTGCGCCAACAACAAATCATGAACAGCATGGGTCAAAACTTTGCGATGCTCGGTAGCATGGCAACAACAGGCAAGCTTGCTCTTGGAGCACAGGCCAATGCTGGTGCCAACCTGCGTCAAATGATGACTGCTGCGCCATACGCAAACGCAGTTCTTCAAGCCCCCAATATTAGTTTCTGATAGGTACGAACAATGGCAGGATTTCTTGGTGGGTTATTTGGTGGAGGAGGTCAGGGTGGTTTTATGAACCAACCTTATGGTGATTGGCGTTCTACTTCAGGAGAAGCAACAGGCAATCCAAATCTTGCCGGTAGCTATGCAGATATTGTTAAGGAATACCAAACGCAGTACGGTGGCGGTGACTCGTTTGATCCAAAAGATCCAACCTCTGTGTTTTCTAAATTAATCAAGGATCAACAAGTACAAACAATGCTTGCCAATGATCCACGTGTTATTGCATTACAAGCACAAGCCTATGTTGATCCTATGAATCAACTGGCGGATAAAGCATCTGAACGCGCAATGAAGGGTCACATCTTTGCCAATGTATTGAAGATGCCTGATCGCTATGGTGAGGCAATGGCACGTAAGTTTGACTTCATTAATCCAGTCATTCAAGCCATGCAAAATAGCAATACGGCTTCCAAACCATTTAGCAGTAGAATTACTTTTAAAGTCTAAGGAAAAATAAAATGTCTTATTGGAACACCAATATTCCAGCCGGTACGTTTGGTAATTTTGACCTAGCCGGAAAATATTCTTTCCCAAAACCCGATCAACTTAATCTTCCAGCTTTTAACACTGATATACCAGCGGGTACGTTTGGCTCGTTTCCCAGTATTGATGGATCCGTCGCAGGACAAGCTGCGTTTGGCAGTGCACCCAGCGCAGGTGGATTAGGTTCTTGGGGCGGCATGCAAGCTGTTGGTGGTATTGCCAATACACTTCTTAATCAACTTGGCAATGCACAAGGAACACAGGCAGGACAAGACTTTCTTGACTATATGGCCGACAAAGAAGATGCTAAATGGGGATCTGCTTTATACGAACGCAATTTAGATATTGCAGATCAACTTAGAATTCCGCGTACTATCGCCAAGTTACGTGTCAATGATCCAAATCTTCGGCAAGAAGCTAGAGCATTTGGACTCACGCCCGCGTCAATTGGTCAGTACGGACAACTTGCCGGTTTCCTCGCCTAAGTGTTAACACTTTAAAATAATAAGAAAGAGAGCGTAGTTCATTATGTCTTGGCAGGGTGGTTTAAGTGGTGCCTCTAGTGGTGCGTTAGCAGGCATGTCGCTTGGCCCCTGGGGTGCGGCTGCAGGTGGCCTACTTGGTGGCCTTGGAGGTTTATTTGGCGGCGGTGGTGAGCCTCTTGAATACGGTTTGACACCAAGGGAAGAAGAGCTTCAAGATTATGCTCTTGATCAAGTACGTGCTACTCCTCTTAAAAAACGTAGGATCCTGCGTGAAGCACAGAGTTTAAGGAATGCAGGCGATCGTGGTGCATTCGAAGCTTATCTTGAAGCCCAAGAAGGTGCATTTAGTAATCCTGAGTTTATTCAAAAGCGTTTAGCAAAAAGCTATAACAAACCTATTGATTACTACCGAGATAATTTCCAAGATATTGCTAGTAATTTATATCGGCAACAGGGTATTGGATACAGTCCTGAAGACTATGATCGTTTTGCTGATCGAGCTAGAGCAGAAAATATTCGAAGCGGTGCAGCTTTTGAGAATCTACTTAAGGCTGACATGATTGCCAGCGGCAAAGTAATGACCCCGAATCAACAGATGCTTGCCGATATTTTTGGCACGCCCGAAAGAGACAGTACTGGTAAACTAACAGGTAGGTACGGAAATGCCTCTACAAGCGCACCACTTAGTAACTACTTACCAGGTGCTTAGGAGATAAATCATGTCAAACAGTATTTTAATTGGCGGTAAAAAATTTGAAATTAAAGGAAGCAAAGTTGGTGCGGGCGAACTTAGCAACATCGCCTCCACCACGGGTAGAGAGCTGAGTAATTTAAAAGATACTCTTGCAGATAAAGGTTTTTCTTTATCGGATAGCGGTAAACAGTTTTACCAAACAAACAAAAATACTTTAAATCAACCTGCAACTACTTCTTCAGCAGCATCAGTAGTTAGCGAGTATGGTACCAATCCAAATGGAACTCCAAAGACAGTTTGGCAGTGGATGGGTGAGCTTGAGCTTTCCAAAGGTAAACAGCAAGGAGAATTTGGACTAGAAAGCGATCGTATCCGTTCAGCTTCGCAAGCCGAAATCGCAAAGATCCAAGCAGATGCATCTAATTATGGATATGACCGTACGCTTGAAGGAACTAAATACGCTGCAGATTCCGAAGAACGTTGGCGCCAAGCTGTTGCTACTATCGAAGGCGACAAGAAAGCAAGCCTCCAAACCATCATTAATGCTGGTTTAAAGGATGTAGCCGATATTGAAGGCAGATACTCACTTGAAAACGTAAAAACAAAAGGTGAGTGGGACTATAAAACTATGGGCTTAAGAACACAAACAGACAAAGAGATTGCGAGGATGGATGCCAATCAGAAAATGTACAACTTACTTGGCATTGCATTTGGTTAAGTCTGCTTATAATAAGACATGTTAACTACAGGTTTTTAAAATGCCTAACGCAGATGGCACCATGACAGATGCCGAAAAAATAGCCGCGTATAATGCAGGCGTTGGTTCTTCCGGTACTGATACCGCCACTAATTTTGATCTGGATAACTTTGAAAAACTGCTTACCCGCCTTGAAGCATCGAAAGGTCGTCAGCAACGCCAAAAGTCTGTTGAAGGTCGTCGTGACATCTTCCAACAGGGTCTTGCCAGTATGATGTCTAACTTCTGATTTTGAGGCAACTATAAGCCATGACAACATTGCCTCCCGGCCAAGTTAACACTACAACTGAAGACGACCCGTTTGATATTGACAAATATCGACAGGCCGCTGAAGTGGCTTATAGTTTCTCCAAGAAAAAATTAGAAGATGCTGGAACCCAAGAACGCGAAACCATCGGTAAAGGTGCGTCAGAACAACGCACTTTTGCAGAACAAGCCCAGCAGTTTAAAGACACCGAAGAAGCCCGAGACTACAACCAGGCGCAACGAGGATATCGATATTGAGCTATTCGACCAATGGGTCGACAACTTAACGTCTTCAGATCAAGATGCGTTTTGTAGCTTTGCCGAGGAAACTTTCTCGGTGATCGAATGCTATCTCTATGCCAGGTTCCTTGGCTATGGAGGTAGTATTTCTGCGTGTGATCTATGGGTTAAAGCGCACTACAAAAAACCTGACCACCGCAAGAAACTCCTCTATGAAATTGAGGAGATGCAGGAGGATATTCGTAAGTTACGAGAAGACGTAGATAACGGCGTTGTCAAACGTGATGCTGGTGTAGCACGTATTGCTGGCATGCAAAAAGAATTACGTGGCACCATTGCACAGATTGAACTATTCACGTCTAGCCGTGATCGCAAAGGATTGCTTATGGCTGGCGCAGATCGTGCCCTACGTGAATTACAAATCATTTTCAAGGATGACCCAATTGAAATCCCCCTGGAAGAAGCGTCCATGAGTATTTGGGCCAAAATGCAATACGAAGACAGTTGAGTTAAAATACATACATGATGAACCAAGCGCAACCAAAAGCTGCCTCTGGTCAGATGCCAGGAAACGATGCAACGCTTGCCGGCAGTCTTGGTGCGGCTGTACAAAGGTTGCAGGAGAATCGTAATCGCTTTGGTGGACGCCGTGAATTACAAGGAGCACCTATTGGTGGTGAAACTAAAAGTCCTGCATCCGAAGGCGCAAGAGTATTGAGCGCTGTTGCAGAAACACGTAATGAACAGAATGGAAACCAACCGCCAACAGCTTCCCCAAATCCTGGCACACCTCAAGGAACGGGAAGCCCGCAACCAGGACAACAGCCCAATGTCGGACAAAGACAAACATCAAGCAGCCCTGGACAAGGCGCGTCAGTACCAGGTACAGAAGAAGAAAAACAAAAACGTCAACGAATGAAGTAGTATTCAGTTATTAGCTGATTACTTATCGTGCCTGCATATCAACATCTTGCATATCGACGTAACGCGCAAGCTGCTGCCCGCAGGCAACAAATTCGTGTACCGCGTAATCTTGAGTCTTTAAAGAAAGCAAGAGAAGATTTTGGATACTTTTGTGATTACGTAGCTGATAAACCTCCTGCCGCTCACCATAAAGAATGGCATCGTCACTTTGTTACAGGTGAAGATAGCGCTTGTCTTTTAAAAATTGCAGGACCCAATGTTGATCTACTGGCACCACGAGGTTCTGCTAAGTCTACAATCTTAGGTTTGTTTACAGCATGGGCCATCGGTCTACATACGCAAGCCAAGAAGCCACTGCAGATTCTTTATCTTTCTTATACGGTTGACATTGCACGATCCAAGTCAGCAACCATTAAACGCATCATTGAAAGCAAACGATACCAAGAAGTATTTCCAACCGTACGTCTTCTCAAGAACGTAACCAGTAATGAGTACTGGTCTATTGATCACAAGTTTGCTGGCATCGATACCACGGGTGAAGAACAATTTACACTCTGTGCCGCAGGTCTCAAAGGCTCAGTGACCTCCAAGCGTTCACACCTGGTGATCATTGATGACGCTATCAAATCAGCCGCAGACATCTCCAACCCTGACATTCGTAAACAGATGCAGGACAACTGGAATGCTGTGATTGCACCAACGATGTTTGAAGGGGCCAGGGCTATTTGTCTTGGTACGCGCTTCCGACATGATGACATTCATGCAACGACATTTAACACGCAAAACAATTGGCTTCAGATTGTGTTATCTGCTATTCTTACTGATCCCAAAACGGGAGAGGAAGTATCGTATTGGCCAGACATGTGGTCACTTGACTACTTAAAAGAGAAGAAACGACAAGCACCAATTGCCTTCTCGTTCCAGTACATGAATCAAGTCGTCAGACAAAACGAATTGTCCCTGGCACCAGAGCTGATTGTTAAAGCGGAGATTGCAACTGAATTTGATTGTCTTGCTGTAGGTGTTGACTTATCTGCGGGCACCAAAGAGAAGAATGACTACACCGTCATGGTATTGGGTGGGCGTATTGGAGATCGCATTCATGTCATCGACTATCGTCGATTACGTGTCATGGGAAACCTTGAGAAACTCGATGCTCTCAAAGAACTCCTCAATGATTGGAACATCCTTGGACAAGATGAGAATGGCAATTACTACCCAACATATTCAACGTGCGACATCTATTCAGAAGCGGTGCAATACCAGGCTTCTTTGGAGGCCGACTTTAAACGCGTGTGTTTAACCAATGAAAGTCTTTACAATTTGAATTGGCATCCCGTCAAAGGATTCCGAGCAGATAAGTTGGCACGCTTCCGTGGGTGCATGGGTTTGTTTGAGGATCGCAAACTGATCTTCAATCGCTACCGCAACTTCACCGCAATGTTTGAAGAGCTGACAAACTTTGGTGTCAGCAGTCATGATGACTGCGTTGATGCTTTGGTCTGGATGATTAACGGATTAATGCGCAAAGGAAAACTACATGTCGATTACTAAACCTTAGAATTAGAAAAAAGCGAATTTGGTCGTGGGGCCTGAATATATTGCTATCGGTTTAACGGCCGTTGTATCCGCTATTACCGGTGGCAGTTGGGTCGCAGGTAAAATCCTTGGAAGACAAAACGACCAGATCCAGCAAGCTTTTAATTACATCGGCTCGCAGAAACGAAGGATTGACGTTTTGGAAGACGACTTAAAACGCATGCCTTTAGATTACGTTCTTAAGGTAGACTTCCTAAGAGAAATCCAGCAAATGCACGACAACTTCAATCAAATCAACAATAAGCTTGATAAGCTAATGGAGAAATTGCTCGAATCAAAATGAGTTACATTCTCGAAGTCCAAGAGGATGAAAATGGAGACCAGTACATCACGTTTCCCGACGAAGTAGTCGAAGAGCTAGGCTGGCAAGAAGGCGACGTACTTAATTGGGATGTCCGTGGCACCGGCATTATCATTACCAAAGTTAATGACGCGGCTGGTTACGAAGTTACAGAAGAGTAGAATAGTTCCAACAACGGAAGTATTTAGAGTGCAAAATTATTTCACGCAACCCGGTGGTTTTTACGGCACAGGTTTAGGCAATTCAGGAGCAATGGCCGCAAGTCCGTTTGATCCTCGTTTTCAAATTCCGGGTGCAAAGAATAAGGACAAGCCTATTCTTCCTGGTGAGAATCGCAAAAACATTGATGACGTCTATGGCCCAGGGCAGCCGCAACCCATGCCAGGAGCCCCAGGATTCCCTCAGCTTCCGATGGCAGGTAGTCCGTTTGGTTCCAGTAATCTGTACGGTGCTATGGCGCAGATGGGAGGACGTTACGACCCAAGTGCTCCAGGGAATGGTGCGGCGATGAGCTATCTACCCAACGGTGCAAACGCAGCAAACGCAACGTTTTATCGCGGCACTTTACCCGCAGGTTTCTCGAATATGACGGTTTCTTAAAACCTGCTAGTATTACTCAATAACCAAAGCAAATAATGGCGGACGCTAAAGCCAGACTTCAAGAAATTGTCAACGCTTATCTTGATCGAGATAGTGGCGTTGTTGTAGACACAGGCATTGTTGCGTCCCATATTGCACAGATGAAACTCTTTGGTATTCGCCAAGGAGTTGAATTCTTCCCATCCCAAGATAACTTCGGTTCACAGCGTAAAGACTTCCTCGATCGCGTTTGCAAATACAACAAACTTGATACAAGACTTGATTCCATTTGGGAGTATTTCATCTGTGATGGCCAAGGACTTTTTTACATCCGCCCTACTAAAAACAATTACCGTCTGTATTATTTCCGTAAACACGAATATCGTTCCTATTACAACGTTGATGGCGAACTGGACGAAGTTGTAATCATCTACAGCTATAAGGTGCGCAAGGCCATGAATGGCTTTGGTGACATCCAGATGAAGAGTCTTACCAATACTCCCGGCGTTAACAACGCTTATAGCCCTGGAGCAAAAAGATACATTCGTTTGTCAATCAAGGCAGATTCAATCGAAGAGACTCATTCTGAATCTGAACTTAACTTTGACATGCCTACGTACACCTTAACGGGTGATACCAAGAAGTTCCCAAACACACTTAATTTCATTCCATGTGTTGAAATCACCAACAATCCTCAGGGATTCTCTGCAGAAGGACATGGTGACTTTGACGCACTAGCCAACGCCATTTGTACGCACGATGAATTGATGCGTACGATGCGTAAGAACATCACGTTTTTTGGCAACCCAACACTGTTGTCATCGCGTCCCAAGACCGACCTCATGGAGTCCGGTGGTGACATGGCGATCCAACGTCCTTCGATTGCCGCTAACTCAGGGTTTGCTAGCCAATCACCCATGAGTGCATCCATGTTCAAGGCTGATCCTGTCAGTCGTGGTATGGAAGCCCAAATCAGAGTGCCACGCGTTATTGCGAACCTGGAGCCAAACGACCGAGTTGGTTACATTGTTCCCGACGCAATCACGGGAGACCAAAACGCATTTGGTCGTCAATACCGAGAAGAGATTCGTACCGCCCTTGGTGGTGTTGACGAGCTTTCTATTTCCGCAGGCGTTACCGCAACTGAATATAAATCACTATTTGGTCGTGTTGCGGCAACAACAAAGAAGAAAGCAAACGCTATTTATGAGCATGGTATTTGTCGGTGCTTCGAATTAATCATCTACCAAGAAGAACAGATCTTTAAAACAACGCTAGCTCAAGCTGCAAAACTTGAGAAGCCAGTTCCCTTGGAACCTAGTGCACCTGAGGAACAACAAGCGCTATACAAGGAAGCCATGCAGATGTACGAGCAAAAGCTCAAACAAATCATGATGGCATGCATCGAAACACAGATGATCCCGCCTAATGTGGTGGGGTTAATTCCAGATGGAGACATAACAGTTCTATGGCGTTGGCTAGGACCTGTTTATGAAGACTCGACGCAAGATATTCTTAACAACTCAATTGTTGTAAGAAACCTTCAAGAGTTAGGGGTTGATAGCATTGAAGCACTGAAATATCTTTTCCCATCTAAAACAGATGAGGAAAGAGCGGAAATGCTATCCGGCTTTCCGTTCAGGATGGTGAACGAATTGCAGGGTGCATACGCTGCATTTTCTAAACTAGTGGGGGGCATGATGCAGACTCCTCACCCGCAAGCACCGGATCTTCCGATGGCTGCGGATCCAAGATTGGATTTAACGCCATATCTGTATCGAACTTTAGAAGCTTTACAAAAGGAGATGAGTTATGCAGGACGCTACCGTCCAATCGATCCCACAGACGAGCCAAGTTCCGGCAGCGGTGGCTCC